TTTCTGTGTGGCGAAATCGAGTGCCCCGTCTGCATGTTTAGAAAACACGACGTCACCAAGTGACTTCCTCATGTTGTCGAGCGCTTCGAAGAGTTCTTGCTTAAGAAGCCTGTCTTCCTTTGAGCCGTGACCTATCGCTGCCTTCAGAAGGTCGACCAGTTCCTTCTGGTTAGGTCCTTCTTTGCTTGAGCTTAGGAATGAAGCATCCAGTGCCTCGTCTACAGACTGGCTTGCCTGTTTTGGTGCTGGTCCTGGGGCCTTCTTTGCAGTGGCCTTGGTTGCACCTAGGACCTTTCCTGAGATTGCATCCTCAAGAATCTTGAGAGCCTTGAGAACCTTCTTCTCATCTGCATCAATGACAAGGTTGGTGAGGTCACGCCCCTCCATGCCTTCCCGTACAGTCTTGAGCATCTTAAATGCCGCGTTGACTACATCTGTCGCAAACTCGCCCTCATTGGCACCGGCTTCGATTGACTGCTTCAGTTGGCTTATCTTGTTGGAGCCTCGTGCGAGCTCACGTCCTTGATTCACCGTATCACGCAGGTCACTAAGCTCAGCCGCAGCGTTTTCAGAGTCTCTAAAGAGCCCTTCAGTATAAGTGTCCTTTGATGCGCCTAGCTCATCACTGAGGTCTTTACGAAAACCATCAACAGTCTTCTGAGACTCCTTGTGGTTGAACTCTAGGTGGTTGATCTCCAACTCGAGTTCGTGTCTCGCCTCCTTGTACTGCTCCCGAATCGTTTTGAGATTGAAGTTTTGCGCAGAGATTAAATCTTTCTCAGCGCTGACATCCTTAAGTTCTTGCTTGCGTAAGGTCAGGTCTTCCCGCTGGTCTTTAAGGGCCTGCAGGTTTGGGCCAACATCAGCTAACCGTAGTTCCTCTTCGTTTTGCAGCTTCTTGAGCTGCTGCCTCTTTTTGTCGATGAGGATCCCGAGGTCATTGTGGCGATTGATGTAGTCGACCGCTTCGACGTCTGTGCTGCGGCGAACTGCTGCTTGTTCAGCCGTGAAACGAACCCGTTTGAGAGCTTCTTCGTAGGGGATGCCTTCTTGGCGAGCCAGCGTTGTGGCTGCTTCTTTCATCCCGCGACCAGGGACCTCACCAGCTCCTCCGGCCAGAAAAGACCAAGCACGACGGAAACTCTCGGTAGCCTTCTCTCTGGCAGGAAGGGACATAGCGTACATGCCTGGCAGAGCAGCGTTGATGCCACCCCCAAGCACAAAGGATAGACCCACGTTCCCAGCGAAGCTCTCTGCTGTGATGTTCGGGTTACCCAGCATTGCTTCAGAGACTTGGTCAGCGGCTGTGTAGGTTGCCGCATCGAGACCACCCTCGACGACATGGCCGAGAGCTTTCGCTCCATACTTGCCACCAAGAGTCGTAGCTTCCCGGCCCGCTAACTGAGCAAGAGCGCCACCAGCCTTTGAAGCTCCACGAGCGATGGCGGCACCGGGTGCTGCGACTGCAAGGGCAGCGCGGGTTGTTGCTTGAGCCCCTGACGCAGCTCCGGCTGTACCCACAAGGCTACCGAGAAGCCCGAGCACATCACCCGTGTAGTAAGCCCCGGTCTGGTATTCCCTAACGGCATCTATTGTCTCTTTATCGACCACCCCAGACTTCACAAGAAGCGGGTTAATCATAGGTGTAAAGACACCTTGAGCTGCACCTAGTCCAAGCGCTAGTGCAGTGTTACCCCAGCCCTGGCCATACTCTTCCTTAAGCTCATCCTGCCGTCGTTCTTGTGCCCCAACAAAACGAGCCCCCATTTTGAAGGCCTTCTGGGCATACTCCGCCTCAATCTCAAACTTCTTCCCGTCAGGCAGAGCAATAGGAACCTTTTGACCACTGGCAAAACCGAACCCGCCTGAGAGGATTCTCTTCTGAACCTCTTCGTCATCGAATTCCTGGTAGGCCTGAGCCTGTGCGTTCCAAAGTCTTGCCATTGGTTACTCTTTCGGTCCTACGATAGCCTTGAGGTGGTCACCAGCCTTGATTCCTAGTCCATCAGTTAACTGAGTCATGAAATTAATTGAGCCACCCGCCTCTAGTCGGATGTCACCAAAGCGCTCTACAAAAAGAGCCTGCTCTCTCGTGCTCATCACATCGACTGCTGCCGCCATCATCACATCGATTTCTCTTTCGACCTGTGCAAGGCGTGTTACCTTGGTTTCTGCGGTATTGAAGTATCCGCCCAAGCGTTTAGCCACTTGCTCGCGCTCATCTTCGGTGGCTGTCACACCCGAGTAAGTTCGAACGATTTGAGCCGCCAGGCCTTTAAGCTGCTCTTGGTATTGCTCAGACAAGTTGTGCCATGGGACGAGACCTCCCATCATATTTGTCTTAGGAGCCATCTCTTTTAGACCAGCAATCATTCGCTTTGCCATCCGCGCACCCATGAGCTTTTCTTGAATTGCGGGTCTAAATTCAGCCAGCCCTGCCTTAGATGCAGCAGCTCGTCTTTGGGCTTCGAGTTGCGAATTGAAGGTGTAGGATGCAAACTCGGCATTCATCTTAATGCCTTGGTACTTGCTCTTGTTGTCGGCTCTTTGTTTCTGAAAAGCTGCTCGAAGCTTGGTTACCCGCGCATCAGAAGAGTTGATTCCGAACTTTGTCTCAACCTGCGCCAGCTTGGTGTCCAACTGGGCATAGGCGATGTCGTAAATCATGGCTTCAACCGTTCTCCGGTCTTGGAACTCAGACATCAGCATCGAGTATTCGTTTTGCTTTGTTTGAACCCCGAACTTGAGGTTCTCAATGTCCGCTCGCTGTGCGGCGATGTCGTTGGCGATTGCAGAGTCAATGATTTGCAGGGCGGCGTTTTGTGTGCCGGTCAAGGTGGCCCCAAACTGACCTAGGCCAACAGCCAGTGCTGAAGCCATTTTACTCATCGTATTGGGGAACAGTCGTTTTGGGTCAATGGTGGCATCCATCACCATTTCATTGGCACGATCAATCTCAGCACGCGCCGCTTCCATCGTGTCCTGTCGCAGCGTTTCCATCTTTCGAAAAGACTCAGCCTCGCCAGCACGCTTTGTTGCAAGTTCCTCCTGAAGACGAAGCTTGTCTTGGTCAAACGCTTGGCGCTGCTTTTGAATCTCTTGGTCTGCTTCAAACTCAGTCTTTGCTGCCGTTTGGTATGCCTTTAAGACGTTGTTGAGAATCCTCATGTTCTCAGGAGTCGGGTCTATTCGTCCCTCTGAATCCACATAGAGGGGTTGTACAATCTCTGCTTCGTCAGCGCCGCTCATATCACCCGATAAAGGGGTAACCTCAGGGGGTGGCAAAGGTGCCGGATTCATGCTCATTCCGCCCGGACCATCCATGGTCGATCGGTCTGCATAGATTCCAACCTGCTCCTGACGTTCTTCCTCGACCTCCCTTTGGACCTCAGCCTCTTCAATTTCTAACGCGCTTAAATGGTCTTCAATGACATCAGGTTGCTCTAAGGTCATCCCTGGAACCGCATGTCGGCGCGAGAGTTCGTTTTGAATTTTCTGATCTCGCTGCATCGCAGTGTCCGGCAATACGTACCGCAACTGCTCCAGTGTCGGCATCGAATAAAAGCCGCTATCATCTTGCGTGCTATCAGCCATCAAATTCTCCTAGCTAAACAAATCGTCAAAGAGGCCACCAGCGATGCCGCCGCTCATAATCGTTGCTGCTGTGCTCAAAAAGGTGCCAAACAAATTGGTTTTAGCTTGCTCGTCTGCTTGTCGTGCAGCCTGTTGCTGACCTTCGTAGGTCATCGTTAAACCGCGTTTCTCTGCTTCCTTAGAAGCTCGTAACTTCGTCGCGCCAGAGGCTGCCTCAAGACGCTTTTGTTGGCCGACGATGTCAGCCTGCTGCATGCCAGCCTTTCGAACATCGTGAGCTTGCTGTGCTGCCTGGGCAAATGTTCCTGCACCGCTCACACCACGACGGAGCTTTGAGATACCCATGACACCCGCACCGGCTTTACCGGCCATGTCACGAGCTTGTGTCTCGGCGAAGCTCATTGTTTCGCCTGACGCTATGTCATCAAGCTCCTGTAGTTGCTGCAAGGTATGTTCGTCGTAGGGGTTGGTAAACCTATCGCGTCTCTGCTCTCCTGCTTCCCTGGCAATCCTATTGAGTGCTGCGGCGCCGCTGACCCCGAAAGGGCTTGTCATTCTCTCTTCAAATTCTTCCATTAGAAAAACTTCTTTCTGCGGCGTTCTTTGAGTCGAAGCAGTTGAGGGGGTTCAATCGCGGAGTCGTTGTGCGACGGAAAGTCGGGCTCATGACGACCACGGCTACCTGTTCGGTTGAGGGGCTGTTGTTCCATTCTTTGTGACAAACCTGGGTCAGTTTTTAATCGCTGGCTTCGACCTAGTTCCTCTAAGTTGGAAGTCGTAGACTGCACGCCTCTTAAGTCTGGCTCATCAAGAGTAAATTGCTTACCACCAGCTACATCAGTGGAGAGTGTCTTGAGGCCCTGTAAATCAGGATTGTCGCCAGGGTCAGCAAGCTTATCGCCCTCAAATGCCTTGTCGCCCGTTTTAGAGTCTCCGGAATCAAACTCAAACAACCCGTTGCGAACACCCTCAGCAATTGTTGCCCCAGCCGCCGAGACAGCAGCACCGACGTATTGCCGGAACATGTTTCGGTCAAACTGCTCCTGATTGATTCTTAAGCCTTCCATCCCGAGGTCAAACTTGCGCTCGGCTGCGCCTGCTACGCTTAGCGACTGAAGCTTTGTCTCACGAGCTGCAGATTCCTGCTGAGCTACCGCCGCAATTCTCGACTGAATCATTTTTTTAGCCATGGCGCGGAGTGCATTTGGATTAATGCCAACCCGCTTACCGTAGGCACGAGAGACGCCAATGAGATATTCGTCGAGCATTGCAGCGCTGGCGGCATCATTGGCAGCCAAGGCAGTGTCGATGCGGTCGAAACCTGCTTGCAGCATTCCGAGAGAGCTTGGTAGTTCTTCAGCCATCAGATGGTGTCTCCCTTCGGAAGCTTGAATGATGTTGGTCGTAGACCCACTTCAAGAGCCAGCCCTGAAAGCTTAAAGAGCCCATTGGACTGAGCGGATGAGCTATTGGGAGCTATCGTGTGTTTTATTTTCATCGCCCGGCACTTCTGGCGTTTCACTGGCAGCCGGTAGCGGTCTTTCGTTGTCAACGCGCTCGCGGTTTTAGTCTGGCTGTGGGATGAGCTCGCGTCGTGGTCCACCGTCATCTCAACTGTGATGTCGTGGTCGCCAAGATAATCGCCTGCAAACATCACCCGATAAACCCGCTGCGCTCCTTGCAGGTTGTTCAGGTAGATAGACGGTGTCTCAATGATGGTCGAGAACTTGTCATAAGTCGGGGAAGCGCCTTCGGAGACATCCCAGTACGAACCCGTATCTTCTTTCCAGAAGCCTACGTCGCTACCTGCCGCAGATTGACGCTGAGTCGCACCGTCCCAATATTGGCCGTAGGTGGCACGAGCCTGGTGGAGAACACCGTCAACGACATGGATCCCACTGTTGTAGCCCATCACGCTAGCCGTATGGGTGTAGACGCTCCAGGCATTGAAGAAGTAGTTGTAGACTAGAATCTTCGAGTAGCCTGCGTAATCAGCACCACCAGCCAATGGCTCGCCCATAGCAATGTAGAGTTCGTGTCGTGAGTCATTCGCCGCAGCCGCAATTGCCCGGTAGGTCGTCAGGTCCTCAACGTTAGAGCCGATGTAGCTGACCTTCATATCTCGGCCAATCATGTATAAGCCTCTAGAAGACTGATAGACGCATCCTGCGGGGATAACGGCATGGATTGTTCCATCTACCGCTCCTTGGCCCGCTATGAGCAACCTAGGCTCTGTCAGGGTCGATCCTGAGCCATCAGGGGCAGGCCCTTCGCCCGCAATGGCAAATACGTTTTCGTTCGTAAAGACGAGGAGGTGATCTCCGTTGGACTCTAAGCCACGAACAAACTCGCTTCCTCCTTCAACCTCTCTGAACTGAAAGCTCCCACGAGCATAGGGCTCAGGAGAGAGACCACGAGCCGTTGGCTTGCAGACGTGAACCCGATGGTTCGAGGTCGAGAGAAACACGCGGTTTTGATGCACTGCGATATCGGTGATGCTTCCAAGGTTTTCACTTGGAGCTTCAGCGTTGGTATAGAGCACCTCGTGAGTCAAGTGAGGGTTGTGCTTATCGTAGATGTCAGCGTCAGAGTTCAGGTCAATCAGGTCAGACGAGAGGTTATCGAAGTCATTTCGGATATCCGCAACCCGAAACGAAACGACTTGGCCCTTTAGGCTCCGGTAGAGGACAAGCCTTACCTGCTCGTTTTCAAACATCCGCATTGAATGCTGATAGTTGTAGACCGCGACCTTGGTCCAACCGTCGCTCGCGCCACCACTGCTTTCAGTCGTTGTGACATCAACCGGGTCACTTGGCGCAGATCGATGCAAGTTGCCTGCTTTGTCAATGTACTCATACACCGCTCTGTACGTGTAACTGCCTGGCTCGATGCGCCCTGCAACACCAAAGGTTGACTCTGTCCCCGTGCCTCCAAGCACCGTTCTTATCTGAGGGCGACGAAGAAAGCCGTTCTCCATTGTGCGGTATCCGTCATAGGTCATGAGGAATCCGCCACCAATCAGAAGGTGGTTGTTGTGGTAAACGGAGGGTAGCCGTCGTTTTGGTTCGTGCTCTACCTTGAGTAGGCTGGCGTTGAACGATGGGAAGCCTGTTTGAAGGTTTGCTCCAAGGTAGGAGCTGGAACCAATAATGCGTTGAGAGCCAACCCGTCCCGTAATCGGGCGAGTCGGGCTATGAACAAAGTTGGTTGCGCGGTTAAAAATTTGACCACCAGCCAATGTGTAGCGAGCTGTAAACCAGTTTGAAAAATGCGTATGGGACACATCGCCAGCCGGGGTGCTGGCCACAGGAATCATATGCTCCCTTGAGTACGTGTTCCCTTCCTCGTTTAAGTCATCTCGCACGACATAGTTACAACCAGCAGAAAAATCGCTGCCCAAATATCCACTTAGCGATTCTGCAATCACAAAATAGATGCTGGGCTTGGTTGTCGTGGACTCATAACTCCAAGGATGGGAGACGATGGTTGTGTTGAATGAAATCGGCTTGAAGTCAGTCCTTGCCCCGTCGCTGATTTGCAGTCGACAGGTTCGGGTAGTTGTTGCGTTTGGTAAGGTACCAGAGGACTGGTAAGCCACTGTCGTGAAGTACACACGAATATGAGTCTCATCACCGCTAGCTACGGGCTCCAGGCATGCACCTGCATTGAGCAGAGCCTCGTCTCCATTTGCATCACCATTGGCCAAAGCGACAATTGCTGTACCACTTGAGTTTGAATAGTCGAGAATATGACATCGAGTCTTTCTCGTGCCGCCCGAAACATAGGGCAACATGAGAACAATTCTGTCCTTGGAGTCGTCAGAGCCAGATTTAAATGCCCGAACCATGCACCCATAGGCGTAGCCGTTGTACTGTGAATAGGCCTCCGCTATGGCAGGATCCGCAGCACTCCCTAGAGCCAAAGTACCCATGCCCGTATTCGAAAGCGCTCCCGAGGAAGTATCAAAGAAGCGCTCATGCACACTCCAAGGAAATGAGCCGGATGTGCTGTGAAACAGAATCAAGAACCGCTCTGTCTGACCACTGCCCTTTGTGACTTTCTCCACGTCCCATATCGCATACTCGCTAAGCGTTGCGTAGCTGCCGCTGGATGGCAAAAAGCTGCTTAGATTCTTCGTGCTTGCGACATTGATGCTGCGGTATCGAAGCAGGACACTGTCAGGGCTGTCTCCGGCATGAACATGGGTGTAGAAGATGACGAAGTACGTGCCTGATGAGCGAACCTGGATGCGCGGGTGAAGGTAAAGCCTTTGGTCTGCGTTGCCTTCAGAAACAGTCGTGTCGACTATCGTGTACTGGGTGACTAGCTGTCGGTCACCAACGCATTGCTCCGTCGCAGCATCATAGAGTTGTGCGTAAGCACTGTAGGTTACCGACTTGCGATCAGCCGACCCTGTGATGTTCTGCAGTGTCGAGTCACACTCGTAGTAGACGACGCAATACCAGTCCCCGTACGTCGCATGCGTCAGATAGGCAATGTCGGCACCACTCTGCAGTACAGACTGGTTATTCGAGAGAGGTAAGCTCTCGCAGGTGACACCATCCGCTACACCTTTTCGAGCAAACGAGTTGTTGCCGCGCTGGGCATGCACTCGGTTGCCGTCAAAGATAAGCTTCTCACCCTTGTAGACAGCACTGGCTTTCGCACATTCAAGGCTGGTCTGGCCAGACATGCTCGTTAGAAACTCGTCGTCTACGGTGTTCGAAACATCAGAGTTGCTCATCAGCGGGGTGAAGCCATAGCGACGTCTAATTTCGCCAGCTTTCTCGAACCGACCGTTCTGGACGTCAGCGAGTTCAGGCGCATTCAGCACACGGTCAGAAACCTTTTGGTTTAAGCCTTTCTCGAATGCGAGCGACACCATTTGCTTCTCAAGCGCCATTAAAACACCCACACAGTCGCGGTTACTGTCCCATCGGACTTGAGGAAGATATGCTCTTCGTCAGCTAAGCTAGACTCGAAGACGTGCTGCGCAGCATTCTTTCTGATGACAAGCAGGCCTTTTGGAGTCCGACCAAGGCCGTGGGCTACAGTCGTTTCTGTAGTGCTTAAATCGAGGTCAATAATCCGTTTACCGTCCGCAAGAGGATTGCGCTCCAGCCTACTCAGGCTCAGCTCTGCCTGGCTAAATGCCCACCTAATCGTGTCATCATTTATCACATTCGGTAGAAGCGCCATCTCAACTCCTAACGAAAGAGAACGTCGTGATAAAATTCAGTACCGTTGCCGACATCAATTATGGACTTAGATTCTCCAGCATCTCGACGCCGGGAAGCTTGCTCGATTCGAACCTTTAGTCGCTCCAGATTTGATGCCTCAAAGCGCAGGTCACTCTCTTCTTTTGCCTTCACCTGAATCACAGCGAACGTCACTGCGTAGTCTTCATAACCAGGAGGTATGCCAGTCACCGTGTCCTCGACATCGCTGAACTGCGGGCCGGTCGGCACGTACCAGAGCTTAATAGTTCCCGCTGGTGGCGAGTCTTCTGGGATGACCTTAAACTCGTCGCCCACAAGCTGGTACATCATCGAGTTGTGACCCGCAGCACTCCCAAGAGGAGACTGGTAGGTGTTTCGATGCTGAAACTCGTAGGGCAAAACTCGAGTTGCGTGACTTGTCCCACTGGACGTGAAGTCTACGCCAATCAGCTTATAGAAATCATCAGGCAGACTGAAAGCAGTCGTTGATGGGGTCGTGTAGGTGGTTGTCGAAACCGCGTAATGCTGAAAGGACATAACGATGATGTCCCACAATTCACTCAGTCCACGATTCAGGTAATCCGTGAGCTCGTCATCTGTAACGAACTCAGAGTTCTCCTGGTCAGCGCGACGACGAACCCGAGTAATCAAATCTGAACGCTCGAAAGTCGCCATCTCGCCTCCCAAAAGGTTGGGCCGGGAGACTGCGCCGCCCCCCGACCCTCGTCAGGCATCCAAGCCGCCGCCAGCTCGATGGATGTCCAACAAATCAATCAATGCGCTCCCGAATGCCCTGTAATCATCACCCTTGGCGGATTCATAGGCGCGACGCATGGCAGCATCGAGAGCGAAGTCTTTATTGCTCTGAGTTGGCGCTTCCTCATCCGGCGTATCCTTCTTCAAAGACTGCAGGATGAGGACCGCTTCCCGTGCCGGGTCAGACTTCATTAAGCAAAGTCAATCCGGCTTTGGTTCCCCGCATTTTTGCAGACCACGTTGCCAAAAAATCCCAAACGGATTTCCATTGCATCCCGATCCGAAATTCTCAAGAAACTGTTCCCATCTAGGTCAAGAATCTGTGGAGCCATGCCCAAAGAAGCCAATTCCCAATCTGACAATTTCAGCATATAGGCAGTGTTGGCAGGGCAGTCAGGATCTGGAACCACTGAGATTGGGCCTGTTGGCATGTGAATCACAATGTTTGAGAAACCAAGCTCAAGTGTCTGACCCATGCCGATGTTCACTCGAACACCGTCCATGACATCCTTGCCACCGGCTCCACTGGTGCCTGCGCTACTAACCTCTTTCATGAGGTTTGTGTAAGTGGCAAAGTCACAGAAGATATGGTCAGGCTTAGAACCTTCGCGACCAAGCTGCTCAGAGGCTGAGACAAAGGCGTGGTACACGTCAGTTGTGGTGCCCGCGAAACGGTGCCCCGCCAAGCGCGTGACATCGGCGCTTCTGTCAATTCCAAAAAAGGAATCCCCAGCCGCTGGTGCCGTTGTCGGGATCCAAGCGTCAAGTCCTGAAATGCGATGATAAGCCGCTGCACTAGCCGCAATATCACCCTTCATAAAAATGAAGTCGTTGGCGGAAACGCCCTGAGCATCACTTGTCGCAACCGACGTGGTAAGCGTCATTGTTCCTGCGCTACGGTCTACCGCGATAACTTCGTTAGTTGAAGTCTTAGGTGTTCCGTACGTTGTCGTCGCCTTGAACTGCAACTGCTGGCCAACTTCGAAGTTCACGATGTCGCCAGTGTTTTCCAAAGTTACGATGCACTGAAGGCCCGAGATATCGCTTAACGGATCACCGTCATGCGAATCGGAAGCAGTCAACGAGCCAACTTTGCCGATAACACCAGAGCCATCTCCGTAAACACCACGAGCAAGTGAACGACGAAGCGCATAACGCGCACCGCTCACTTCAACATCAAGGTAGCTGGCGAATGCGCCAGAATCACCCTTGGTGCTAAGAATACTCTCAGTATCGAGTCGAGCCAGGGCATAATCCCGAACCCTGTGGACAAGATGCTTTTCAACCTTAAAGGTCGAGGTGTTTGCCTGTGCATACGCAAAGTCTTGCGAACGTCGAGCGTTTGCTGCGTATTGAGTGAGAACTGGATAGTAGCTACCCGAGAAGCCTTCAAACTTAGGCATACGAGTAAACAATCCATCGTGCTCATAAAGAGCGGTGAGCCAACCGGCTCCGTCATATAGTTCTTTGAGTCCGTCCTGAATGGACGTCATGTCGAGTGATACGCCAGTATCCGAATAAGCGCTTCCGCTTATGGTACCTGCGCCAAGCTTTGAAGTAGGCATTCTAGTCTCCTGCTAGCCATCATGCCCAACGAACCGCATCGGCGAATTTCGCTAGGCGTTCTTCTCGTGTCAGAGGACGCTCCGGTTGGGCTGGTGTAGCCACCGAGGTGTTCTCAAGAGTCTTAGTTGTGCGAACCGTTTGTTCGCTGGCTGCAGGGCTAGATGCCGGGTTGTTCTGCACAGGCTCATCAGATGAACCACCGGACAATTCTTTCAACACGCGGGTGTCCTTGTACCGCTCAAGCTCCTTTTTGTAGTAATCTTCTACAATGGTAGCTGCTGCCGAAAATCCTATATCGCGACCACTTGTGTTGTACTCATTTTGAAGTACTTCATAAACAGTCTCGTAAGCATTCGAGGCTTTGACGAGTTCAAACGACTCGCCCCCATCATTATCCACGTAATTCTTGATTTGGTCAACGTAACTTGTGCGAAGCTGTTGCAGTCGTTGTTGTTCGACTTGCTTTTCTTTCTCAGCTTGAGAATTGCGTAGATCTTCGATTTGCTTGGCCTGGTCGTCGAGCTTGCGACGAAGAACGTCGGACTCAGGAGTCTGGCCGCCATTCAACTCACGAGCCAGAAGGTCTTTGACGGAGATACCGTTCGCCTCTAAAAAAGCCTCAGGACTCTCCTTGGCAAGAGCAGAGGCTTTCTCATACTGAGTCATCCGCTCCTGCATTTCTGACAGCTTTTGTTCCTTCGCCGCCATTTCTCTCTGCTTTAGATGCAGCTCGCGCTCTTGGCGGGACAGTGCGGCAAACTGAGAACTAAAGTCCTGCTGTTGCGGCGAAGGTGGGACGTCAGCCGTGGGGAGGGCTGACGCCCCTGATTCCGCCTCAGACATTGGGGTTTCCGAAGACGGATTCTCATTATTTTCTGTCATTATTATTCCTTATTGGACCGGCGGCGGCAGCGCGGCCATGTCCTGCATTGGGTCTACTGGTGGCAACCCACCGCTTGCGGCAGATGGTGCCGACTGTTGCATCTGAGCTTCACCTGGAGCCGCGCCTGCTGGCTGCATTGCCTCAGCCAGTAGAACAGTCGCGCTTTCTAGGTAGCGACGAAGCAAGTCTAGCCGGTCCTCAGGCGCACCTTGGGATTTCGCCCGAAGGTATGCGCTGTTCACAAGCTTGGTGGCGAGCTGCAGGTTTTGGAACGGCTCAGGTGGGACAAACTTCCCTTTTTCAAGCATCTCACTGATGATGTGCATCACGTCGTGATAATCGGACGAAAGCAGGTGCGTCAGAGCTTCTGTGTCCGGGTAGTCCAGCAAGAGCATTGCCTGAGCCGGATCAATCAACCCTGACTGTGCAAGCTCTGTCACGCTCTGGAGCTTCGATGCTGGTGAGTCGCTGAAGAGGTTGGTGGGCCACTTGCGGATGACGTAGTCTTCTCTGTCCAGCTTGATATCGGACCACTTGATTCGTTGAAGGTCCTTGTCCCCGATGGACATTACATCAAGATCTATTCCGTCAGCATCGGCGGCGCGAACCAGCTCAAGCATGTGATCGGCGGCTTCGAGGAACATCGACTCGTAGGCCCTTTGAATTGACGCATACCGTGTCGATGCCTGGCTGGCGTATTCGCGAAGCGCTACGCCTGATTCAAGGCCAGCGGGCTTCTTGGCTTGGCTTTCAAGCGACGAAATACCCGCTATCTCGTAAGCTCTGGCGAATATGCGGTCTAGGTGCTGTAGGACTTCCGGTGCAGTCGTTTGTGGAACAAAGAACTGGGGAGGTGTGCCGGTGTATTCACATATGCCCCATGTCTCGTTGGAGATAGTGCCACTCGAGATCTGGCTGCCGCTCTCTAAAAAGACCTTTGGTGTGGCGAGTCGCATATTGAGACTTATTTGACGACACAAAAAATTAAGTTCTACCTGCAGGCCAGTCAGTTGTGAACAGAGTCCTTCTGCGAAGAAGCCCAGCATCCGTGGGGTCCACCGCATGAAAATAAAAGGAGGCCGTGTCCGTTCGTACGATTCCACGAGAAGATCGACGCCATCAATGAGAAGGCAATGACGTCCGTCGTCGGCTCCTTCACTCGATGGGAGATGCCAGGCTTCGATGCATTCAACCATCGCTGAAACTCCGGGGTCTCCACTATCGACTCGCTCTGCATTTTCGATCTCCTTGGCTTTCTTGGGGAACATTCCTTTGAGGATTTCGACGGGGATAAACTTGCGCTGAAAATACTGGCGAGGCTCGCCAGAAATACTTTCCGCATCATCCACAATAATCTCATTCGGGAAAACCCTTTCCACGACGACCTTACCGTCACGTTCGAATATCTTCATTACGCCCATCCCAAGAACAGCGGCGTCTCGGAAAATGAGTGGAGCGACCCGATATAGGTTCGACATGTTGAAGAGCCCCGAGCAGAACTTTGTCAGTCGTTTTGCTTTCTGCTGTGAGATGAAGTCTCCACCCTCGGTCAGAAACTGGACCTTGGTCTGCTGTGAGGTCACCTTGGCGCAAATGGTGTCGACCATGGCTTGGCAGATGTTCATCTGGACCCGGTGGTGGCGTCGATGGCTCTGAGGCTTCGCGTAGCCCTGCAGACTCAGGTCGCGGGTGTAGACGTTGCCATAGAGTCGCATATTGAGCAGGTGCTCTTTTTCACGGGCGCTGTGCTGCTCGCGCAGTGCGTCAATGGTAGCCATAACCCGAGCGTGATAGTTCTTTTTGGATTGCCACCAGTAGGTGTTGTCATAGATGCGCTTAGCCATTTTTTACCCCGCCGACCACAGGAGAATGTCTTCTTCATCCTGTTGGCTCTGTTTTTCGTTTTTCGGCGGTGGAACGGATGTCTGAGTTGGTGCTGGACCAAAGCGCAGTTCAACATCTTGGTCCTTATAGTAACTGACGTTGTTCACCTTTAACAGGTCGATAAGTCCCTGGAGGTTTCTCAGTTGAACGTCCATGTCGTCTCCATCCAGCTCTTGCTGTTTTTGTTTTCGATTTGCCCGCTCTTCTTTTCCCAGTACTGGTTCATCTCCCAGTCCATGTATTCTCTCGTGCCCAGAGGCGGATGCGTCACACGCTCGCGCCAAGCGTAGTTTCGGGCCTCGCGGAAGGCATAGAGGGTGGCGTCACTCTCGTGGTTTGGAAAGCGAGGGTCTTCCATGAGCTTGTTGTGCGACGGGCTCCAGCTCAGCACGGACCACTCTTCGAGGATGGAGCTATCTTTGTGGAGGAAGAACCTGCCGGACGCGAGCTCACCGTTGAGGAGTTCAATAGCGGCGACTTTCTCGGTCTTCTTCGCGGCCCTGATTGGCAGGCCGAAACGCTGCTTCATCTCTTCTGCGATGGCTTTACCGGCACCCGCTGTGTCCATCTGAATGGAGGTCGCCTTGTATTCGCTCATAAGCTCAGAGAGCTTCTCGGCAATCTGGGTCGGGAGCATCTTTGTTTGGCTCCAGCAGTCGAGAAGGAAGACAGCGGGATGGGTCGGCGAATAGGCGATCACGGAGAAGGCACTGGCATCATGAAATCCGATGTCACAGCCGATGACCCTGAACCACTCATGGTCGAGCGGCAGCTCTTCGTAGAAGTTCTTGCTGCTGAACTTGTAGACTAAGCTGTCATCGCTCTGCACAAAGCGCCCGCACCACTCACGCTGGTAGATGGCGCTCTCGGCTGTCATCCCAGTCTGAGCCATGCGGTCATCAAGCCATTTGCGAGTCGAGCGACCGTTCTTGTTTAGATACGGGTTGTCGTGCAGCGTCCAGTGGAATTTCTCATAGCCAAGCGCTGGGTTGTGGAACGCCTCGTAGAATAGACCGTGCTGGCGAGGTGACGGTGTCCCAATGAGGACAATCGTGCCATCAAGGTCAATGCAGCCAGGTGCGATGGTTTCCTGCACCAGCTCGTCTAGAATCTTGTTGAAGTGGCCCGCCTCATCGATGACGACCAACCGAAACTTGTTACCACGGAGTCGATCGAGGTCACCAGCATCAGAACAGCCGTGAAGCTCGATCCGAGAGCCATTTGGAAAGTGAGCGATGAGATCAGTGTTCTGATACCGGATTTTGAGGTCATATTGACGACCAATCTGCTTCAAAAGGAGCCAGAGGATCCGCTTTGCTGCCATACGACTGGTCGCAAGGTAAACGCAGAGACTTTCCGGGTGCCGCAAGCACTGCTCAATGAGATACATCGCCGCTGCGGTTGATTTACCAGCTCGACGGCTGCAGCAACCCACTTTGAGACGTGACTCTGAGTCGATCAGGGCAAGCTGCTCCGCGAAGAGCGATTCTCGAAAGCGGAATGTCCGATCTGGAGTCTCTCCGGGCGCAGAAAGGTCACCAACGTTGCCAAAACGCCGGGTGAATTCACGAAGAACGGCACGCTCATCAACGGCGGGCTTCTTCTTCGTGGTGTAGCTCACGACGCGGCGCTAACTTCGACGGTGTTGGAGCGTCTCGGCTTAGGGGCTGGCGCTTTTGGCTTCTTTTTAGCCACTGGAGCAGGCTTTCGCTCCCATGGACCGTCACCAAGCTCGATAAAGCTGATGGATGTCATGGGAACAGCTACTCTGTAGCCGTCGTTGAAGGTCGCCACCACAAAGTCCTCGCGTCGCTCAAGCGAACACAGCTTGCCGTGTGTCAGTCGTCTTTGGTGTCTTACTTCCTTAGCGTCTCGGTGAAGCGCTATTGATTTTACGTCCACGATGTCCTCCGTAGTGTTTGATTCTCTCAGCCACATAGTGATCCAGGTATGCATCAATCCCCTCCGCTGTTAGACAACGCGGAGCATACTCTAAGTTGTGGCTCTTTTTGAGCTGTTTGAAAATGCGACCCTGGTGCGTATAGAGCACCTTCTGGCCACGCTTGTAGCCAAAGACCCGCTCAGCGATAGTTCCGGCGATTCCGAATCCGCGAAAGGCTGATTTGACGTGTCCCCAGTGCATGATGAGCAGGGATTTCTGCTTGCCCATCACGTCGAACTTGTACCGCCGCCCACAGAGATAGCCGTAAATCTGATCGGTCATCCCGTGGTTGCACGCGACGTAGGTAAAGCTCTCACCTAGCAGGTTCTCAACGATGGGCCGGTGGAGCTTGAAGAGACTGATGACGCTCTGTCCCTTGTTCTGCTTGGCGTGACCGTCGAGCCAGGTCTCCATGATGAACGCTGCGTCGTTGGAGTCGGCTGGGCGCAAAAGGAGCGCAGGACGGTCTTGCTCCTCTTCGAGCTTGAATGCAGGGCTTGCCTCTGTGACGGCACCTCGAGTTTCGTAGCGATGGCCGAAGTGGCTCAGGCTGTCGCGCATGAGGTCATCCATATTCGATCTCCCCTATTCGCTGCCCAAGCCAGAAGGCTGCTTGGGGGATGATGGCGTTGCCCAGCGCTTGGACTTGTTCACGCCATCGAACCACCCCATTGGATAGCCCATCAGCCAGAGCACGAATCGTGGATTCAACCGGCGATCCGTTTTGCCACGGGTTGGCGGAAAACCGTCGTGGACCATCGCTGCGTCGAGAAGGGTCGTCCCCGCGTTGCCTTTGTCCATGTACGCGACTCGGCGACTGGAGCGGGAGTCTGAGGCTGTTGGGGTAGGCCAGGATCCATATTCGGGAGCGACGGTGGGGTGCACCTGTGTCATGTCCCGATAAACTCGTCCACTCCGCATCATACCCCGCTTCGGCCAGTCCGCTGAGTACTTGGTCGAGGCCTCGTTCGGAAAGAGCGGAGACGTTCTCGATACCCACGTATTTTGGACGAGTCTCGCGCACCAGTCGAAGCATCTGAAACCAAAGGGCCGAACGCTCGTCTTCCAGTCCGGCTGCCACTCCAGGCGAGCTAAATCCCTGACAGGGCGACCCGCCGAGCAGGATGTCAATGTCTCCGAGGTCTGAGCCTTGAACGTCGTTGATGTCTCTGTGCTGGACGGCCTCTGGCCAATGCCAGGCGAGGACGTCACGACAGTAGTCGTTGATCTCGATTTGGGCGACGGTTCGGGCAGAAGGGATAGCTGCTTCGATACCGTACTCGAACCCGCCGATGCCAGAGAAACAACTGGCGACTTTAAGCTCATTCTGCATCCCGGTACGCTTTCTCGGCCCGCTTCGCCTGTATTTTACTGCCTTCTTCGGTGATCACCTTCTGCAGTCGTTTGTCGAGCTTAAGGAAGGCGTCGCTGGCTCTCTTCCTGAGTTCGTCATCAGGCAGAGCCTCAAGAGCGTTCTGGTCACGCAAGGTCATCTCAACGTTGTTCAGAGTCTGGATGGACCGGACGATGGAAGCAAAGTTTGCAGCCTGGTTCTTATCGAGCCCCTCGTACTGATTGCGACTTAGCCCCTTGAGGGTTCGCAGCTCGGTGTCGATGATGTGGTAGGCGTTGCCAATCAAGCTGTGAACATCCGGCACGAGGCTAGCCTCGGCTTCGAGATGGAGCTTCTTGTTGATGGGGGTCTTCTTGGCTTCTTCACGCAGTTCTGCCCTGACTTGCTCCAGAGCTTCTTCTTCGCCACGTTTGAACTGCTGCACTGACAGTTTACTGCTGTCGTATCGCTTCGCCATTGGATCTCGCTGCATGATGAGAATCGGTTTGCGCCGAGGGAAACAAAGGAAGCGAAACCCTCGGCGCGGCCAGCGGTTGAACAACAACCTATCGGCACTGACTATGTTTTATCATGGGAGTGGGTTGCCAGGAGAGGCAAAAGGAAGGTGGGAGTCGCGAATTGCGACTAGATCTGTACGGGGCTGGTCGTCAAAAAAAAGAACCCGGTCACTCGCGAAAAAATGACCAGGTTCTTTGGCTAGGTTCTTTTAGTCAAAAGGGATAGTTCTCGGAGGGGCGTTGCGGTCTTCCTCCTTTAACTTATCGAAAGCCCTCTGCATGGCGATTCGCACATAGTCAGCCTTCTCTGGAATTACCCAGCGCACTCCACCTCGTGGATTCGGCACATCACCCTCATAACGCGGGATAACGTGGAAATGAATGTGTGGGACTGTCTGACCAGCTACTTCACCGAGATTGACGCCGATATTGAAGCCGTCGCAGCTATATTCCTGTTTCAGTCGTGTTTTGGTCGCCTTTAGCTCTTCGATGAGGGCTAGCTGCTCTTCAGGCTTCAAATCATGGATATTATCCACATGGCGGGCCGGCATGACGAGCGAATGCCCCGGAGAGACCGGATAACGGTCCAACCGGGTGTAGGCTAAGTCTTTGTTGTCTTTTTCGCAAAATGGGCAGCCCTTCATTGCTGAACTATCCCTTCTTTGGCTATGCGGTCTCGAAGAACGTCGAGGAGAGGCGTGAGCTCGCGCAAGGCACGGTGAGCTTCCTCGAAAGTGACCTCCTCAAGGCCGTAGTCGATATCAACAGCGACATCCACGGCTCGATGGCCGCCCTGGCGAAAGCCGAGGTAGAGAGCGTCACGCAGATCAGGTTCACATGGCTCGTATGGCTTAATCAGTTTGTTCATTGTAGACCCCTCGTCTCATTTCGCTAGCGACCAGCGCTCGATAAACCACCTGGCGAATCCAGGCCAGGCTCCCAAGACCGTCGGCCATCGCTGCGGCCTCAATTCGGTCCTTTGTGCCCTCTAAAAACGAATATGTCATCCGTTCTGGGAAATTCTTTCCGGTGTAGCCCATGGGTGTCACCTCCTTTGTCTGAATGATGCCTATTTAGCTTCATCCGGTCAAGATCCAAAGTGAATTGGGGTGGGAATTTAGATGTAGTGATCAACGACGTGCATGCATAGACAAACCGGGGTGGGGGTATACCCTACACCTTGAAATCATTAGGCTTTTTCTGCTCCCATTGGGTCTAGTCTAGCTCGATACAACACGATCATAGGGTTAGGATAAATAACCCTGATTATCACTTCTATGATGTCATTTAGACAGCATATGCCATACTTAGATACATGAGAGATTCACTCTCACACTTAACAAGGGAAGCAAGCGATGCATTTCACAACTCAAGACGGTTACACATTCTCAAGCCAAGCCACCTGTGACGGATACGATTCAAGGTGGGTAGACTCTGAGGACCTCTCATTCGCTCACATGAACGACGGCTCTGAGCCCCTCCTAGGCACATTCGCTGATGATGATCTCTTAGAGTACGCATGGACTGAGGAAGCCGATAACGGCGATCTCATTGTCCATTGGGACCTGAATTCATGCGACGGCTCTGAGATTGTCGCTCAGCACTATCCTGAGTTTGATTACGAGTCGGAGGCAATCTTTGATGAGTGCGACGGCAACCTGTCAGCCACCTATAAGCGCTTTGATCATGAAACGGTGTTGTTCAATCGGTTGTTCGGAGCAATCGCCACAGTTATCGAAATGCAAACCACATCACCCCTCTGCGCAGCTGCTCAGTAATCACCGACACCCAACAAAGGAAGCATTATGAAAATCGTTCTAAGACAAGGTTACACCCTCACACACACCTCAGCAGGTTGGGGTGATGGTGATATTCACTACGACACCCTAGAAGACACCCTAGGTCAGGTAATGACAGGTGATTTATATATAGGTGATTTCCAAGTTGCCGAGATCCGAATGGACGACGACTTAGAAGAACTAATTATCAAATTCAACACAGCTCGCATCGACGCAACCGATTTGGTTGATGCGCATTTCCCCTCATTTGACTCTGAGAATGTTGCTGTTGAGTTTCACGATGATGCCGGCATTTGGTGCTCGATGTGGTTTGAATCTTTCGATCTAGGCAGGAGCTAAGCATGAAAGCAATCTATAGAAACCTAACACGGGGTGGTTGGAGTTGCGCTGCAGCCAAGCTCACCCGCTCAGGTCACGCGAGCAGACTCAAGGGTGTAAGCCACCACACCGGCGGTCTCATGATGTCTAACGTACACACGAACAACCCTAAGAGCATCATCACGGGTTGCGCTCGCATTGTTGCCAACCTAGCAGACAAGTCACATGGCAAGGGTCGGGAGGTTGTTGCCTATGTTGCGGGTGATGTATCCGAAGGACAACCGACGGGCGAGCTGCTCGGTGAGCTGTCGTTAGCTCTCAAGCAAGGGTGTTGGATTCTCAAGACCTCAACAGCCACCTACTTCGATCCCGACCTTTCAGGGGTCACATTAGCTTTCAATGAGGTGTGCTCAGTCTACCGCTGATTGGATTCTCGATCGGCTCATCTCACGGTGTGCCGATCTGTGAACTCAAACAAAGGAAGCAAGCAATGCTCAAAGGCAATTTCTATCGAAACCTAGACCGGAAACACTCCGAACAATGGTCTATGCAAGTCAAAGGTGCTGATGGCAAGGTAAAGGCTCACAGGGTCGTTTGTGCTGTCTGCTATGACCTCAAGGTTGGGGGTCTGACCTCTAAGCAATTCGAACGGTGTGTATCAGGCGAAGGACCTCGCAAGGTGTTTGCATGGTTCAAAGGTCGTATCGAGCCCGACACCCAAAGACCTATCGACGGTCTTAGACGAGTCTACTTCAACCCTACAATCGACGTATCCAAGGGTAGATTAGAGGGTGATAGGTTCTTTCACACCTCCGACGGTGAGCGAGTTGATTCAGCTGAATATGCTGTGTTCACACCCGACGGTCAAATGTGGATCCCCTAAGCAATGGTCAGACTCTAAAGCGAATCGGCTTAGGTCGGCTCGCTTTGTGAGTCAGCTCATTAAGCACTGGCGAAAGTCGAGCGGTTTGCAGACCGTTCAAACCTGGCCGCAATCGACGCGGCCACAATTAAACACGTTCTACCGTGCACCGTGCACCGTG